GAAGATTGAGAGGTAGGTAATGAGTGAATTTTTGTGGGTTGAAAAATATCGCCCTAAAACTATAGATGAATGTATCCTACCAAATGATCTTAAATCTACATTTAAAGAGTTTGTAGAAAACAAAGAATTGCCCAATTTGTTATTGTCAGGTTCTGCCGGTGTTGGTAAAACAACGGTTGCAAAGGCTCTGTGTAATGAAATGGGTCTTGACCACATGTTAATTAACGGTTCCGAGGATGGAAACATAGACACTCTCAGAACTAAAATTAGACATTATGCCTCCACTGTTAGTTTCTCAAGTGATGGTAAGGTGGTCATACTTGATGAGGCTGATTACCTTAATCCACAGTCAACACAGCCTGCGCTACGTGGGTTTATAGAGGAGTTTGCTGGTAATTGTAGGTTTATTCTAACGTGTAATTTTAAAAATCGCATAATCGAACCTTTACACAGTAGATGTTCTACAATTGAGTTTAAGATTTCAAATTCTGAAAAAGATAAGATAATGGCATCTTTCTTTAAAAGAGTGTGTAATATCTTAGTGGATGAGGGTGTGGACTTTAACAAAATAGTTATTGCACAATTAATCCAAAAACATTTTCCCGATTGGAGGAGAGTGTTAAATGAGTTGCAAAGATATTCTGCAAGTGGAAGAATTGATGAAGGATTGCTTGTAAATCTTGGCGACTTAAAAATGAAAGACCTTGCAGAGTTATTAAAGTCTCGCAAGTTTACTGAAATGAGAAAATGGGTAGTGGAGAATGTAGATAATGACCCAACTATTATTTTTAGAACTATTTACGATGGTTTGTATGAGCACCTCAATCACGCTTCTATTCCCCAGGCTGTCGTTACAATTGCTGACTATCAATACAAATCAGCGTTTGTTGCAGATCAAGAAATAAATCTGGTTGCATGTCTCACCGAATTGATGGTGGAGTGTGATTGGAAATGAGTTATGATTTGTTTAAAGATTATGTGCCAGCAATCTCTAGTACTAAAAAGAGATTGCTGGACACAGAAGATGAAATGTGGGAGAAGAATTATAAAGCATTTATGATAAATCGCAACTTCTCGTATCACCAAGATACGATTTTGTTTGCAAATGAAGTAAACCAATATCCGCTTATAGATAATAAACTTCAGTTTGATTATTTACTAAATAGTATACGTCCAAGAAAAAGATTTTCACCTTGGGCGAAAAAAAGTATCCATAGTGATCTAGATTATGTAAAAGAATATTATGGCTACAATAATGAGAGGGCAGAAGAAGCTCTTAAAATACTAAATGATGAACAAATTGAATATATAAAAAGCAAATTGAATAAAGGCGGATAGGAGAATGTTATGAGTATACTTGATACTTTAACAGAAGTTGAACTCAAGGATCAAGAAGATTTTCTTAAAATTAAAGAAACCTTGACACGGATTGGTGTTGCTTCAAGAAAAGATCGTAAACTTTATCAATCTTGCCACATTTTACATAAACAGGGTAAGTATTATATTGTGCATTTTAAAGAACTTTTTAAACTTGATGGAAAAAATTCTGATTTTTCGGATAACGATAGATCAAGAAGAAACGCAATTGTAAATTTACTCGAAGAATGGGGATTGATAAAAATTAGTAGGGCGGATAATTTTGATGCCGCTCCACTATCTCAGATAAAAGTTTTATCTCACAGAGAAAAGGATGAATGGGAATTAGTGCCCAAGTACAACATTGGACGTAAAAAATAAAATGAGTATTATATTATGGGAAAAAGAAGTGAATTTGAACATAGAAAAAATGATTTCTATCCAACACCAATGGATGCAGTTAAGCCATTAATTCCGTTTTTACCAAAAGAACATTTCAAATTTTATGAACCATGTGCCGGTGATGGTAGACTAGTAAATTATTTACAGTCTCTGTCGCCCGGCATTTCTGTTGGACATACAGATATCAACCCACAATGCGATTGGGTTGGCAAGAAAGATGCGTTTGATGTGGTAGTTCCTTTTAAAACAGATTTTATAATAACAAATCCACCTTGGTCTAGGTGGTTATTACATCCAATGATTATACACTTCTCCAAACAAGCACCAACATGGTTTTTGTTTGATGCAGACTGGATTCATACAAAACAAGCAGTTCCCTACTTGACAAAACTGAAAAAAGTTGTTAGTATAGGTAGAGTTAAATGGATAGAAAATAGTAAACATACCGGCAAAGATAATTCTTGTTGGTACTTATTCGACGATAGCGAAGGCGATACAATATTTTACCCTAACCCAAAGTGGAGATAAAAAATGGCAAATAATGTTTATTCAAATTTTTGGATTTATGAAGGAAATGATGAAGTAAAGAAATGGTTTAAAGAAAAGTTAGATGGCCTTGTGATTCCAGAAGATGAAGTTGTTGATTTTGAATTATATAAACCAGTACATGAAATGTTTTGGTCTGATGTTAATGAAGAAGAAACTTCAACAAGATCTTGGTACATAGATAATATCGGCGCAAAATGGTGTAATGTTCAAGATATTGACGTTGAATCTATCTCTTGTTGTTCCGCATGGGATTATCCAGAATATTTTTATGTAAAGATTGCGGAAGAGGCCGAGAAAATTGACCCTAAAGTTATTTTTGCCGCAACATATGAGGATGAGATGCCAAACTTTTTTGGTTCTTCGGTTTTTTACGAAGGCGAAGTTTATGATAATTATATGATTGAATCGGATGAATATAGTAATGAAGGATTGAGTTTTTATTGGGACGAAGACGAAATGGGTGAAGAAGAGCCAGAAGATTGGGAGCCAAGTTGGGAACAAATGTGCGCCATTCAAGAAAATAGTATAGAAAATATTATTTATGATTTACGAGAGGAACAAGATGTCGAAACAAATTGATTTAAATTCTTATAAAAACTTTGTAGAGGGCGTCACAAGCCTGCAAAGTAATAGTACAAAGTTGTTTATTGATAATCTCGAAGAAACACAAAAACATTTAGATGTGTTTGATATCAATATGTCATTACTAATGACAAGTACTATTGGAATGTCAAGTGAATCTGGTGAGTTTGCGGAAATTGTAAAGAAATTGTTGTTTCAAGGCAAACCATTTACAGATCAAACAAAGGCACATTTAAAATCCGAATTGGGCGATGTGATTTGGTATTGGATAAATGCATGTAGGGCCATTGATGTGGATCCAAACGAAGTCATTGCGCAAAATGTTCAAAAGTTAGAGTCTAGATATCCTGGCGGTAAATTTGATGTTTATATGTCAGAAAATAGAAAAAGTGAAGATATTTAAATATTTTTTAGTATGACGCAAAAAAGTATACTAAATAATATGCGGGTCGCCTTATGGGACTCATAATTAACCTTGCTAAATATAGGAGGAAATAAAATGGTTAGGTTTACAACACAGCACTTCGATCCTTTTCTACGCAGTAGCATCGGCTTCGATCATTTACTCAGAGAATTAGATAATTCGGTCGCTTTCAAAGGTGATAATTATCCACCTTATAATATTATTAAAGGTGACGAAGAAACATATACAATTGAATTGGCGGTTTCTGGTTTCTCTGAAGATGAACTTTCTGTCGAAGTGAAAGAAAATACTTTGACGGTCACTGGTACAAAAACTGATATCGCAGATGTGGAATATCTACATAAAGGTATTGGTGGACGTAACTTTGAAAGAAAGTTTACACTCGCTGCTGACCTCGTAGTAACAGGTGCTGAAATCGTGAATGGAATTTTAACTATCAGTATGGAGTTAGTAGTTCCGGAACACAAAAAACCAAGGACTATTGAAATTGGTACTGTAAAAAAGTCAAAAAACAAAAAGTTTTTGGCTGAATAAATAAAAGGTGGGGGGAAACCCCCACTTTGAAAAAGGTGATAAAAATGGATACACATGAACAAATTATTGCACTTGTAGAACAATACAAGTTAGAAAATGAAAAATTTTCAACAGGAAACAAATCTGCCGGAATTAGAGCAAGAAAAGCGTTAATGGAGATTTCCAAATGCGTCAAATCTCGCAGGCAAGAAATTCAAGAAGAGAAAGAGTGGATTGTTAAATAATGAATGAACCACTCTATAGAATAAGAAAAAAATCACCAAGATTTGGTGATGTTGAATTTCAACCGGCACTTCCAAATGATAAACTTATGGAACAAATCTTAAATAATAAAGATATCATGATGAATCAAAATGCTGGTGATATTATGAGAAAAGTAATTGATATGGAATGGAAATATCTTGAAAGGAGAATAATTAAATGGTTGGGTGATACTCCAACTGCAAGAAAACTCCAATCAGATATAAAACAACATATCAAAGAAGAAAAGAAATGGATAGCAAAAGGAGCGAAAGTAAATGCAATTTAATTATGTACAAAGTCCCTTCATGAGGGCATTGATTAGAAAATACGAATTTGAAAGAGATGAAGCAATCGCAAATCTAAATGTATTCTTTTCTAATTCTTCTGGTGTTGCAGAACATAGTGATTTTGTTGGAACGATGGATAAATGGTTGACTCAACTATCAGACTCTGAAGGCAAACTAAAAAGTTTAGTTTCGCATTTTGCTAATCAGCCACAACCCACTGCAACCGCAACACCAACAGATCCACAAGAGGAAAGCTAATGTCTTTAACAGATACAAAAGTTGTCAGACTTATATCTGGTGAAGAATTGATGGGTATTGTTGAAGAAACTGATACACATTATAAAATCAAAGATGTGTGTCAAATCGCAACTTCATATGCCGATCCAACATCTGCAACTGCTAGGATTGGATTGGCCCCATTTTTACCGTACACAAACGCAAAAGATGGAATAGAAATTAAAAAAGATTTAGTTCTTTTTGTTCTAACTCCAGTAAATGAATTATTAAACGAATATAGCAAAGTATTTGGTAGTGGTTTGGTCCTGCCTTCTTCTACTAGTGTTAATACTATTAAGAAGGCAAAACCACAAGAACCCTCTGGAAATCATTCATTTGTCAAATTATAACTTGACAAATCACAAATAATATGATATTCTAGTTGAAATTATATTGAGGTTTTGATGCGTTTTTATACTAATGTGCAATGTGTTGGCAACAAAATACTATTAAGAGAAATCGATGATGGAAAGAGGCGAGAGGTCAAACTAGACTACTCGCCTACTCTTTTTATTAATTCTTCTAGGAAAAATACACCAACAAAACATAAGACTCTGTATGGCGAAAAAGTTTGGCCTTTGAAACAAGGCAGTATTAAAGAAGCAAGAGATTTTCTAAAAAAATATAGTGAAATCGAAGATGTAAAAATATACGGACATACTCAGTTTGTGTATCCATTTATTTCTGACACTTATCCGCAAGATATTGCATATGATATTTCTAAAGTCAATATTTGTAATATTGATATTGAGGTGGAGTGTGAACAAGGATTTCCAGAACCAATGCAGGCCATTGAGCGTGTTAACGCTATCACAATGAAAATGCATGGACAATATGTTGTTCTTGGTCTGGGTGATTGGGAAAATAAAGATGGATTGCCCGTAAAGTATTATAAGTTTTCAAACGAACTTGACCTGCTACGCAGTTTTCTAAACATTTGGAAAAACTCAAAGATTGATATTGTTACTGGTTGGAATGTGAATCAGTTTGATATGTCATATCTTGTTAACCGTATCGAAAAAGTCTTGGGTGAAAAAGAGATGAAAACTCTTTCGCCTTGGGGTATGGTTGATCGTGTTGAGAAAAACATTCGTGGTATGATACAACAACAGGTTAAAATATCAGGCCTTGCGATTGTTGATTATCTTGACCTGTATCGTAAGTTTACTTATGTGACAAGAGAAAATTATAGACTTGATACTATTGCATATGTAGAGTTGGGCGAAAGAAAACTCGACCACTCAGAGTTTGCAAATATGCATTTGTTTTACAAACAAGACTATCAAAAGTATATTGACTATAACATTAAAGATGTTGGACTTGTTGATAGGCTCGAAGAAAAACTCAAACTGATGGATCTTTTGATTACTATTGCATATCAATCAAAGGTAAACTTTGATGAGGTATTTTCTCCTATTAAGGTATGGGACTCGATTGCATTTAATGAGCTCAGAAAATCAAATATTGTAATACCACCAAAATCATCTGCCACTAAAAGTGAATCATATGCTGGTGGGTATGTAAAGGATCCCCATGTTGGTAAGCACGAATGGATTATGTCATTTGATTTGAATAGTTTGTACCCACATCTTATTATGCAATATAATATTTCACCAGAAACACTTTTTGACGAAGAAAGAATAAACACCTCGGTCGATGATTTATTAGAAGAAAAAACTGACTTGACTATTTTACAACAAAGTAATTTGACAGTCTGTCCTAGTGGTGTTTTGTTTAACAAAGATAAACGTGGGTTTTTGCCAACATTGATGCAAAAAATGTATGATGATAGAACAAAATACAAAAAAGAGATGTTGAAAACCAAACAAGATTTAATTGATGGAAATGGTGATGAAAGAGAATTGAAGAATAAAATATCCCAACTTGATAATAAACAAATGGCTGCAAAGATTTTGTTGAACTCTGCATATGGTGCTTTGGGTAATCAGTATTTCCGTTATTATGATATTAGACAGGCAGAATCTATCACACTTTCTGGACAACTAAGTATTAGATGGATTGAAAAGAAAGTTAATCAATATCTAAATAGGGTTTTAGAAAATGAAGAGCAGAAAGAATATGTCATTGCAAGCGATACGGATTCGATATATGTTGTTTTTAGTGAATTGGTACACAAAGTCTTTGGAAAGGAAGCACAGGTATCAAAACAAAAAGTGGTCAATTTTCTTGATAAAGTGGCTAAAGATAAACTTGAACCTTTTATTGATAAGTCTTATGAGGACCTTGCTTCGTATGTAAATGCATATGATCAAAAAATGCAGATGGCTCGTGAAGTTATTGCTGATAGTGGCATTTGGACAGCAAAGAAAAGGTATATTCTAAATGTTTGGGACAACGAAGGTGTAAGATATAAAGAACCAGAATTGAAAATTATGGGTATTGAGGCCGTTAGATCTTCTACTCCAGAAATTTGTAGGGAAAAAATTAAAGAATCCCTAAAGATTATTCTTAGAAAAACTAATGATGAGTTAATTGAACACATTGACAACTTCAGAAAAGATTTTAAGAAAACAGACATAGATGCGATAGCATTTCCAAGAGGTTGTAATGGACTTAAAAAGTATCACGACTCACAACACGTTTTTCGAAAAGGCACGCCCATCCATGTAAAAGGTGTGTTGTATTATAACAAATTACTAAAAGACAAAAAACTTGATAGAAAATATCAATTAATTAAAGAAGGCGAAAAGATTAAGTTTTGTTATTTGAAAATACCAAATCCCATACAAAACAATACAATCGCCATTTTGAGTGGGTTGCCCGAGGAATTTGAATTGGATAACTACATTGACTATGACACTCAATTTGAAAAGGCCTTTCTCGAACCAATTAAAACAATAACCGATACTATACAGTGGGATTTGGAAAAGAAATTTACATTAGATCAATTTTTCTAGGAGAAAATCATGAGTAGTTTAATGAATAAGTTAAGAAAGAATACTTCTTTCAAAGATGGTAGAGTTAATACTTTATCAGAATCGCCATTCTTACATGAGAAAGATAATGTGCCGACAAGTATTCCGGCAATGAATGTTGCATTTTCTGGTTCTTTAGATAAAGGGTACACATCTGGGTTGACTATGATTGCAGGCCCCAGTAAACACTTTAAAACGGCATTCGGTTTGATTATGATGAAATCTTATCTAGACAAATATCCAGATGCGGTTGCTCTTTTTTATGATAGTGAGTTTGGAACTCCACAGAACTATTTTGATGTATTTGAAATTGATACTACAAGAGTGGTTCATATTCCAGTTACTGATTTGGAAGAATTAAAATTTGATAT